TATGATAGTATTTGAAGGACGATCCTCTATAGATACGACCAAGTAAGTGGGGTCGACTTCGTTGATAACAAATGTTCCTCGTAATTCTGTTCCGTTTGGTTGTAAGAAATAAATCATACTTACGCCCGGAGTATATCCTCCCCCAAAATCTTCCAATATAATATTCCAGTCTAGTCTGTTTCCGTGTTTAATAGGTAGTTCGATTTTTAAATTTGTAACAGCCTCTGCAGAATCCAGCAAGGAAACATTGTAATCATTAGATCCGCCTACCGAATCTTTTAATAACAATATTCCGAAGTTTCCTCTGGTAATACGAGATTGTGCTTGACCATCGGCGCTGTTATAGATTAGATCTTCTAGATTTTCTATGTCGCCTTGTTCGGTAAACACGTTAGCAATAATCGATCTTACCACACCTAGTTTTTTAACCTTAGCAGGAGGACTGATATAGATAGGAGTTGAAAATTCCATAGACATAATATCGATCTCCGACTCTGCCCCTGCAGGGATTGATCTGGATGTAAACTGAATATTGTTTAAATCTAATACAGTTAAACTGGTCCAATCAACGTAGTTGTCTGTAGTTTGTAATTCTAAACTAGGATTAAACAGCACAGCTATTTGTTCGAATAACTGTAATTTCTGATCAGTGTTAGAAGTCCATATATCAGCTTTCATGCTTAATTTATATGGAGTGGGCATTAATCTTTCTACAGTATATCCTGCGCCTTGGGTATTATTATAGGAAGGTTCTCCGTTTTCGTAATCCCAATCTCTTTCGCGGATATTTAATTTGCTAACAAATGTAGCATCGCTCATCCTAGTCATGTCCATTTCGATATTGCTGATGTAACAGGCGATACGGGGTACAGTAGGCATTTTGTTTTCGCTGTTTTCTTTAATAATACTTGCTACCTGCCTGGTCATATCACCATACATTACGGGCACATGATTTTCTACCCCGTCGTTGGTTCGATACTTAAAACCAATAAACACACGCATAAACTGTGTGATATATCTTCTTATCTGACCGTCATAAAAATAATCCATTATTCATCCGCCTGTGGTCGTAAAGCCTTAGACAGGCTCTGTTTTTCTTTGATATCTTTACCGTTAATTCTGCTAACAGTGTCGTTGTTAATAAAGGTTGCTTTCTGTGTCTGCCTTACTTCTTTACCTTCATATCTGTCCCCAGCAGCGACGTCGCTTTCTCCCAGATTACTCAAGGTCATACGTACATTATCTTCCATCTTGATCCAACGAGATCCGTTATATCTAAACAATCTTTTAGGAAGATAGTCTGTCCTTAAGTGATATTGTCCATCGACAGGCTGTAATGGAAACGCTATTCCTGCGGTAAACGGTGCACCGTTAGGCGGTTGACCGTCTCCTAGAAGATATCCGTCATAATCTGAATTTTCCGGATTTCTAAATACGGAACTAGCCGTGCCTCCGACATATATAGGATCACCAGTTTCGTCGAATAAAGGATTTCCGTTTTCGTCAGTGGCCTGAGTCTGTAAGCTGGCATCTAAGGTTGTTGTATCAGCTGTGACTAATTCTACACGACCGTCAGCATCTCTCTGTACAGAATAAAATTTAGTAGTATCGTAACCGCTGCGTGGAACATCGGCCTCGGCTTGATCAAGGATAGCCTTAGTGATCTGCATTTCGGTTTCGTAGGTGCTGCTAATTTCTCCCAAAGTCTGTGCCAATTCCCAATAGGTATTATTGGGGGGAAGTATATTTGTAATTCCGTTGGCTGCTATATCAATAAGTTTGTATCTATCACTAGTCGCAGGATCTTCACTAGTAACTCCGGTTCCTTGTAGCACTTGCCAATAATCTGAATCGGGAGGCAATTTACCATCAAAACCGTTTTCAGTCAGCGACGAATTAACTGCTACATAGATTTTTCCGTCTGGACCAGTTACTTGGTCTCCGGGCATGTAAGTTTCGTCGCCAGACCAATCTGGTTTAGTGCTATCGATAACTATGTATTGTTTTCCGTCGAGCCCATCTACTACATCACCAGGATAATAGATTCCCGTGTTAGTCCAATCAATACCATCCGGAACAATACAGACATAGCTCTTACCGTCCGGACCTTTTACCACGTCATTGGGATAGTAGGTAACTCCGTCTTGCCATGTGCCTTGATAGTTTTCTGTATCGGCTAGTCGGTCAAGGATGTCTTTGAATTCTTGACTATTAACGACTGGTTTACATTTTGCTCGATACAAATGAGGATACCACGTAACTGAAAAACCTTCAGCGGCTCTTGTAACTTCTTCTATAACATAAAATCTTTTTAGAGCAAAAGTTAAATCATTAAGCGCATATTCGTCTTTAAGATGCGGCAATTCTAAAACATCGCCTGCGATGATTTTTCTACCTATTTTTTCTACAGTATCGTTTATATGAAACGTGATGAATATAGTATCGTTCTGTAAAAACAATCCAAATTGACTGAGATTAAAGTCTGTGTCTTGTAGATTATAAACTCCGCGGAGGACATAAACATCTGGATCGTACTTGCGATCTCTATTTTCTAAAAATAGTAAGTCTTGTATGTTAAGAGGATCGTCCTCGTTGTATACAGGAGTTGTTGGGGTTTCTGTTCTAATGTATTCCCAATAGGTAGTATTAGGAGGAATTTGCCCTTGATTAGCCTGGACAGCTTTGTATACTGTAGGTTTTCCATTAATATTAGTTTGGATCAATTCTCCAGCGGAATACTGTTTAGATGTATCCCAGACTTCTATAGATCCGGGACCTATGTATTTGTGTACAAGGACATCAGTACCGCCTACTTGGAACATTTCCCAGACGGTTTTATCAATGAATTTATAATCATTGCCCTTTTGAGGGCGATAAAGGCTTAATCGTGGCATAGTACTATATTTACCGCTACCGATAAATACTCATATGAGCAACATAGATCAAGCCAGACAGTCAGTATACGATTATTGCCGCACTATGCTAGGTGACGGCATGATAGATATAGAACTAGATCAAGAGCATTATAAAACTGCTTTAGATCGAGCTCTAGGCGTTTTCCGCCAACGCAGCGATAATGCTGTAGAAGAAAGCTATGCTTTTCTTACACTGCAAGAAAACACCAACGAGTACATACTGCCTAAAGAAATCCAACAGGTTCGACAAATTTATCGAAGAAGCATTGGTTCTAGAACAGGCAGCGGTAGCGGTGGAACTGTATTTGAACCGTTTAATCTTGCTTACACAAATACCTATCTTTTGAGTTCTACTAACATGGGCGGTCTAGCTACCTATGAGATGTTCGCACAATATCAGGAATTGGTAGGAAAGATGTTTGGTAGCTTTATTAATTTTACTTGGTTGCCCCAGCCTAGAAAGCTAATCATTCATCAGCGTCCAAGGGGCGAGGAAGAAGTATTGCTTTGGGTCTATAATTCCAGACCCGATTTTGCTATCATAGAAGATACTTATGCAGGACAGTGGATCAAAGATTATAGTCTTGCTAACTGTAAGATTATACTAGGGCAGGCCCGCGAGAAGTTTAGCCAAATTGCTGGACCACAGGGCGGAGGTAGTCTAAACGGCGCCGCCATGAAATCCGAAGGCCAGGCTGACATCGAACGGTTAACCAAAGAACTAGAAACTGCTGTTCCGGGTGGCTCGGGATACACCTGGATTATAGGTTGACTTTAAAAATGTAAATCTGTTATAATGTCCTTAATCGGAGGATATTATGATCATAGGTATTTGCGGATTCATCGGCAGCGGTAAAGATACTATCGCTGACTATCTAGTTAATTTTCACGAATTTCGTAGAGAAAGTTTTGCGTCAACTCTTAAAGATGCAGTAAGTTCTGTGTTCGGTTGGGACAGAACTATGCTTGAAGGTCGCACCAAGGAAGCCCGAGAATGGCGAGAGCAAGTTGACCCGTGGTGGGCAGAACGCTTAGACATGCCTACACTTACACCACGTTGGGTTCTACAGTATTGGGGCACAGAAGTTTGCCGAAAAGGATTCCATGATGATATCTGGATCGCTTCATTAGAAAATAAGCTACGCAATTCTAAAGATCATGTTGTGATCAGCGACTGTCGTTTCCCTAACGAAATCTCTAGTATCCGAAATGCCGGCGGACGAATAGTGTGGGTCAAGCGCGGAGAGTTGCCCGAGTGGTATGATGCGGCGATAAAAGCTAATCAAGGCAGCAATGTCGCTATGAACGAGCTGAAGATGATGAAAATTCATGCTAGCGAAACTGCTTGGGTTGGTACGGAATTTGATGAGATTATCGACAACAACGGTTCTATAGACGATCTTTATCGCAGAGCTAGTAATCTGCTAAAAGATCCCCTTGCTTCCAGCGAACGCCCTCTTTATGTAGGACTCGCTGACAGTTCGCACATATTGTCTTGAGATTATTAGGGCGGCAATTGTTGAGATTGCCGTCTGTGTGATAGACATTAAATTGCTCAGGGTGCTTACTCTTGTATCCGCACTTTTCGCAATAATCTTTCTTTTTATATCCCGATTGGGCCCATCTAGGTTTTTTAGGTCGAGTCCCCCTAGAACAGCTGTCGCATTCTGATCGATAGTAGGTTTTCTCAGCCTTGTGATAATTTACAGCACAGGGCTTTTCTCCGCAGGATTGACATAAAGGGCGCATACAATATTTATTAACCGCCCTTTTTCTGCCCTTTTAATAGTGCTATAACCGCCCAATTTTATTAACTACCGCTAAATAATATGAGCAACTATTACCAGGAGAATAAGTAATGGCACTAGTATCCCCAGGCGTACAGGTTACGGTAATTGACGAGAGTTTTTATACACCAGCTGAACCTGGTACAACTCCTCTTATCATAATCGCTACCGCGCAAGATAAACCCAACGCAGCAGGTACAGCTACCGCTGCCGGAACTACAGCCGCTAACGCAGGCAGAGCATTTAGAATTACAAGTCAACGAGAGCTTGTTGAAACATTTGGCGTACCTTTCTTTGAAAAGACAGCCAGCTCAACACCAATCCATGGTTCAGAGCGCAACGAATACGGTCTCTTAGCAGCTTATAGCTTGCTAGGAGTTTCTAACTCTGTGTTTATCACCAGAGCAAATGTAAATCTAGACGAATTAGAAGCACAAGCCACTGAACCCGGAGCTGAACCAGTAGACGGTCAGTGGTGGATGAATACTGTTGCTACAAACTATGGTATCCAAGAATGGAACGGCGGTCCAGCTTCAACAGCAGGCGGCCAGAAATTTTCATATAAAGTTCCTACAGTTTTCACTGATGAAGATGAAGCTACAAAGTTATCTGCCGGAGCGCCTAAGACTTCGGTAGGTATCATAGGCGACTACGCTGTCGTAGCATTATCCGGTGAAGATGTCACTTATTGGTATAAATCTCAAGGCGGAACAATAGCTAGTGGTAGTTCAGTTGTTGCTGGACAGTGGGTTAAGCTAGGGAGTCCTGAATGGAAAGCTAGCCATCCGACGATCATCGGAGCTTCAACACTGACTAATGTAACTGTTTCCGGTAACTTTAACGTTAACGGCACTAACATATTGTTTGCTGGTGAAAACGCTCAGGGAATAGTAGCTGCGATCAATAGTCCTTTACTACAGAGTCAGGGTATCAGTGCTAAACTACAATCAAATAAATTGGTAATCTTTTCCGACGGAACAGATACAGCTGCAT